CGTCAAGTACGCCATAGATCGCATCATCCAAAATTAACTCGTACACGATCGTGGTCGGCGCGGTGCTGTATAGCACGCTGTGGCCTGTGCTGAAATCCAGCCGATGCTCAATGCCCTCAACTGACAGTTCTTGAGCCAACTGGGTTGTGCCAGTACCGCTAGGGAACGTCTTTTCTACGCTGATTGTGTCGCCAATGTCCACGGTTGCCAGGGTGTCTTTTTGGGCTGTAGTTAGCATTAGGTACTTGGTCGCCACGGATGTGTAGCGCGGTTCGGGTTCTGGGTTTAGCAGATAGTCGGCAGCGTCATCAATGCTTGTTTGTTCATGTAGCAGGCTGTTTGTGATGCTTGTGGTCTGAATGAAATAGGTTGCGATAGACCCTGTATCGGTGGCGGTAGCGGTCTTACCGTCTAACCCCGTTACGACCGCGCGGTTGATAACCGAGTCAGCCTCAAAACTGATGCCCACTCCGTCATACTTAAAGTTTGTTCCGTCATCATGGAACGCGGCGACAGGCGCGCTTAACGTGTTTCCGATGCGATTTTGGAAAGTAAACACGCCAGCCCTTGACATAAACACACGCCCAAACTCGGCGGTCTCGTTGATCTGGGTAATGTATTGCAACACGTTTGTTCCTGCCGGCACGGTGTAATTGCTGTCGTGGCCTAGGTTGACGGTGCCTGTGGCGATGCTTCGAGCGCCTGCTGGGAAGTCAACCTCTGGCAGGTCTAGGACGGTTTCTATGCGTTCGCCTGATGTCTCTGGGGTGACGTTTAGTTCGTCTAGGAATGTTTGTGCAAGTAGGTAGAACTGGTCAGCGCAATACACGGTCACGGTGTCTAAACCGCCGAGCGCGAAGTTGTAGTCGTAGTTGACGACATAACCGCTAAACAATGACTCGGGCACATTAGTTGAGCTGTAACGGATTAGTCGTACTTCGCGCAATGGGGCAAGCCCTGGCTTGGCTTGTGGGGTGTCGTAGTACGGGCTGTTTTGGTCAAACGGGTTGAAGATGCCGTCCACGTCTTGGATGGTAAATGTCATTGTGCCAGCGCTGAACTGATCGCCCACGTCACGGCGACCGCGCCGCACGTTGACGCTGATAGTCGAGTCCATGACATCGGCAAACTCCGTCGTACCGTCAAGCACGTATTCGGTGTTATCTAGTACGCCTTTTACAGCGTCATCAAGGACAAACGCGTCAACCTGAAATCCTGTAGCGATCTGTAGGTCATAGTTGCCCGAGTCAACAACTGATACGCCTGGCATCACGCCACCTGTAACTGCAACGGCCCAGCGCTTCGCGAGTAGGCGCGCAAGGCGTTTACGACCGACTCACCGATCTCGGCACTTGTGGCAAGACCGCCTGTGACGTTTATGGTGATACCGCCACCTGATTGCATGCGATCTAACGGCACGACTGCTTCTGGGCCAGCCTCACCGATCAAGGCAAGCGTAGGACTCGACACAATGCCACCCTCGGCCATACGCGGCAAACCTAAACTCCCTGCAACTTGTGTCGGTGTTCCGCCAATTTGTGGCACAGGCAAGTTTGGCACCTTAGGCAAATCAGGCAACAATGGGATTGAGTTGTACGCGCTCACGATTGCGTTAACCGCGCCGATTGCAGCGTTGACCATGCCAGCAAAAAACCCGATCACCGTGTTGACAATTGCTTTAATGCCGTCACGAAACCACTCAAACTTGTTGTACGCGGTAACAAGCGCCACGACCAGCAATGCGATGCCGGCAGCGATCAGGGCAAACGGGTTAAGCGCCATGGCAATGTTGGTGACAACGATTGCGGCGGCTACTGCTCCGATAGCGCCAGCGATTGCTAGGAATGCCTGTGGGTTGTCTTGTGCCCACATTGCAAACTTATTTAAGATCGGAAGCACGGCCTCGACTACTGGCAAGAGCGCAGCGCCAATTGACTCTTTGGTTTCGCCAATAGAGTTAGACAGAATCTTCATTTTGCCTGCTGCGGTTTCCGCGCTTGCAGCGGTAGCACCGCCAAAGGTTCCGCCAAGCACGTCCATGACCTCGTTAAGGCTTGCGCCCTCTTTAATCATTGTTGCCATTTCTGGGGTCAATGATCGGAGCGCCTTAAAGTTGCCCTGATATGCCTTGGCAAGCGCGTCAGCAACGGTGCTGGAATCCATCTGCAACGCCGTGCTGATGTCCATAACCAGGTTCATGTCTTTCATGGCCAAGTCAACATCTTTTGTTCCACGTACCAAAGCCTCAAGGCTCTTGCGATACTCGGTGTCAGCAATGCCAGACGCTCGAGACATTGCGCTGATCTGATCTTCAATTTGTGCAGTTTGCGCGGCTCCTGCGCCAGTCACATTCTGCAAAGTAAGCGCTAACGCCGCCTGTTCCTGCTGATCTTCCATCGCAGCTTTGGTTGCGTCACCAAGCGCCAATGCCAAACCACCAAGCGCCGCAGCTGCCGGCACCGCCGCCTTTTTGATAGCAAACTGGGCTTTTTCTGACGTTGTTTCTAGTTGCTTAAATTGGGCAATAGCCTTCTTAATCCCTTTGCCGTCAAACTCTGAAATGATCGGGATATTGATTGCCATTACGGGGTTCCTCTGTTTGCTTCATCCATGACGCGCTTGACCAATTTTTCCATTTCAGACATGACATCGTTTTGGCGTTGCTCGTACGCTTTCCACATTACTCGCGAATGACTGCCATAGCGTGCAGTTAGCGCGCGCCCTAATGAGCCAGCCATAGACGTGTCAAACATGGTGCCAGTCGCGCCCTTCCATTGAATGCCAAAGGTTCCGACATTGGTTTTGTTTCCGCTGTATTCCTTGATCGCTCGAGTATTAATCTTGGCAGCAATCTTTTGCTTCATGCCAGGTATCCACGGCAAGATCTGAAACCCTGATCGGGTTTGCCAGTTGCGCGCCATACCAGACAGCGGAACGCCAGTAGGCACAAGTTTGTTTGCATCGTCAATAACAGGCTTAACGATCTGTTTGTAACTTGTTGTAATTTCTCGGCGCAGGTTTTTGTCAATCTTGTTGAGGGTCTTCAGGGCGTCCTTAAGCCCGACGACCTCAATCTTTGCCGATACTTCCGCCACGTTATTTCCTTTTTTTGTTTGCCTCGTTAAGCACTTTAATGACCGTTGCCATATCTCGAGCGTCAAACACAATGTCGCTAGGCCACCAACCGACCGCAACCAGTATTTCTGCTAGTTGGCGGCGGTAGGTGCCGCGTCCGTAGGGTTTGGGTCAGTCTCGTCCAATACCGGAATGATCTCCAGCTCTGGGTTTTTGCTAATCCATTCGCGCCAGTTGTCGCCAACTTGCTCACCTTTAAGTTTCAAGATCGTGTGCATCCAACAGCAGTAATCGCTGTAAAGCGGGTTAGTTGATAGTTGCTGAATGTTGCGACGCTCAAGCCGTTCCCATTCAGTAACTACAAACAGGTTGGTGTAGTAATATTCGGGTGCGCTGTCGGGCGTGCGCTTTAACTGCAACTTGATCTTCATGTTTCTCCTATGTCGGCTTGGAGCCGTTATTTATGCGGTGGTGTCAATCGTCAACGCGCCACCCATAAACGTAAGGTCATAGGTTGACAACTCGCCAAGGGATGCGTTGATAACTGGCAATGATTCAAGGTAGCAACCAGTCAAAATAAACTTTGGGTTAGTTGCTGACTCTGCACCTGACGCTGGGGTCAAGGTGATGTTGGTCTTAGTGCCAACCAACGGAAACAACGTTGCGTAAGTTTCGGTTGCTGCAAACGACGCGTACATCGTCAAGGTCACTTCGTTGTTGACAAGGCCTGCGGTGTAACTGCGTGAGTTAGTGCCAAACGCGGTGTCTTCAAGCGCTTCAACCAAATAGGTCAATGTTGCTGCGCTGCACATGTCGGTCAGATCAACGGCGTTAATCGTGAGGACTGGGTTCGAGAGGTAAGTGCTACTGGCCATAAATGCTCCTTAGGTTATGTTCTGATAGTAGATGATTTGTGTTGCTTAGTTGTGGATTACGAAGTCTGGGCTTGGATAGCGC